CTTTCGTAGTTTTCCTTAAATACTAAATATGATTCGTGATAAATATCATCAGAATCAGCGTCTTGTCGTTTAGCCATACAGATCAATTCTAACGTCTTTAACAAATGAAGTTCTTTCACTTGTGTAGTTGTTAAGAATAAATCAACATCTAAACCACGATTACGCATCTCATTCTTAATGATGTCATAAGCACGATTAATATAAGTCGTATAATCAATTAATACAATGCCAAATCCAGTTGAACTATCTACCGCATTTGATAGAGCAGCAAAACCAAATGTAGCTGTATTAGTAGATGTATAAGACGTTATAGTAGCATCAGTACCAGCGTTATCACCATTGACAAAGCCAATAGTAGCACCAACCATTTCATCATCATCAAACGACTTTAATCGTTCACAAGTTAATGTAGTAGTTGAACCACCATCAGCTTTCTCATAGTAATCAGCTAGAACTGGTAAAGCTGAAATAATGTCCGCATTTGTTAGCGTCCACGCCATTGTTTAACCCTCGCTAAAACACGCCAATTCTTTCATAGAATCGTAGTGTCCTTTCTTAGATACGGTAACAACATCACCCTTTTTAAAGGTATAGATGCCACCATCAATGCCGTGTGAACCATCAGCAAGTGCTTTCAAAGTAAGTTTAGTAGCCTTTTTAGCTACCGCTTTTTTAGCTACCTTACTCACAATTAACAGCCTGTTATTTTTCTAGAAGCATTTGCATCGATAATTCCATATGAGCCCACGAAATACCAGCCTACGTTTACCGTTCTGCCAAGATTATCTGAACCCTCTTTAATTACAAGACCAGCTGATTGAGCAACCGCCTTACCAAGTGCGTTCTTACCGAAACATACACAGCTTCCAGCTGTTACTAAAGACGATTCCACGATAGTAAATCCCTCTAGTGAACCCACGACACCTTGAGTTGCCGCAGCAAGATCAGTATTTTGAGCGATAGGGATATAGTCTGATTTAATATCAGATACTTGCGCTGGGTTAACAAATGCTACATAACGACCATCTTCAAACTTAGCGATACCATCAGAAGATAGAGCAGTATATGCTTCACGCAAGTCTAAGTTGTCTAAAGTACCAGAAGTGTCAGCAGCGATAGTGTTAGTACCAGCTTCAAGAGCAGCAAGACCCAATTTCTCTTGAGTTTCACCCATATTGATACCAACTAATTCAGCAGATGCTAGATCAGCTTTACCAGCAGTAGCAATGTTTGCTAATGAAGTTGAAGTAATAACATTACCGTACTCAGCCATAGTCAGAGTAACTTTAGTATCAGTCATTGTTGTTGATGTTGCTTCTGTACCATCAGTCAAAGCAGTAGTTGCTGGTGACATTCTTGAGAATACAGTAAACGCAATAGATGAAGCCATATCATCTTGACGAATAGTTGTGTAGTTATCAATTTTGTTGTAAGTTTGTCCAGAAACGATTACCGCTCTGTTCATCAGATCAACAACTGAATCTGACAATAGTGATTTAGTATTTACAGCCATTTTAATTTCTCCTAAAAATTATATTTCATCTCGGAGTTTGTATAGTTCAGCCATTGAAGAAGCGTTGTTAATTCTATCATTCACATCTAATGATGCCTTGTTAGAAGTCGCATCTACTCTCTTTGGCTGGTTATCCACTCCGTTAAATAAATAAGGTTTATCACCTTTTAATTGTTCAATAAATGTTGATTGGTCAAAGTCCTCACTACCACTTGCTTGTGATAATAAATGTTTGAAATAATCAGCATCTTTGATACCGTTTTTCGCAACAACTTGCTGAACAGCCATATCAGACTGTAATTGCTTGTTATTACTTTCCAAGCCCTCAATCGTACCTTGTAGCGTTTGGATCAGTTCAGCCGCCTTATCCAAATCGGATTTATTAGCTTCATCTGCTTCACGTTTCGCATTAATTAACTCTTGCGCTTGTTCAATACTATCAACCCCTAATTGTTCTGCTAATTCAGACTTTGCTCGGTTAGCACCTTTGCTAAATCCCTTATCAATCAGTTTATCAAGTTTTGATTGTGATATAACCACCTCGTTATTTTCAGTTGTAGGAGTATCAACTTCTGCCGTTTTTTGCTCGTCAGCCATAACATTTACCTCTTATATATAAAAAGTCGCTTTAATAATAACATTATTTTAAACCTTTGGCAATAAATGTGCCAATACGTTTATACATATAATTCACTTGGCTATCATCTAACGCAAAGAATTTACGCCCTAATGCTTCGTGATTGTAATAAGCCTTATCGTTTTCCTTGCCAGTAAAGTAGATCATAGCACCACTACGATACTTCTTAACTTTCATACCGTGTAGCATATTACCGTGAAACGTAAGATTAACCTTTGAACCTCTACCTTTACTATTTCTATAACGCTTATATTGTTTGTTATATGGTCTGTATGAATTAAATGATTTCTCATCAGCATCACGACCAGCTTGTGTTCGCTTTTGTATTTGCGTAGTGAATAGAGTAGCAACTGATATTATTTCTTCATCAGTAGCAGTTAATTTCTTTAACACCTTTTTAAAGTTAGGTGTCTTGGTTACACGAATACCCACCTGCTCTAGCTTCCTCTGGTTTCATTTTATAAAATCTATGCCGACAATTATAAGCACGTCTTGAATCACGTTCTAATGCGTTCTTTTCAGCATCATTGTAGCATTTATTCTTATCTAATATATGGCGGCAATATTCACGAGTCTTATCATCTCTAACGCCCACATATACCCAAACACCCTCACCAACACCTTTGCCCATTAAATCAATTAACTCTTGCTGGAATACACCAATAGCAGTTAATGCGTAAGTCTTGGAATATTTAGCTAAATCTGAATCAACTAATGTTTGTTCTAAACCTTTGACCATATCATCAAGTGAAGCATCTGATATAGCGTATTTGTAAAGTTCACGCTTTACAGATAAACCAATATCATCAGCAAGTTTAGCAAACTGCTCACGCTTCATATTCTTTAGTATTTGAATCTTCTTAGCATCATCTGCTGTGAATATAGCATCATAGCCATTAGCCTTAAATGATTCTTGAGTACCCTCAAACATTTCATTGAACCGATCATCAATTAATGAATTGACCATCTTGTAATAACCAGCATCACGCAAGACATTACGCCAAGCAAACTCATACTTTAGAATGTCATCAGTAGATAGCCCAGCAAGTTGTGCTGTGGCTAATCTTTGAACCCTTTTAAATACTTCATCAGCTTCTTTATCAAAACCTTTAACAAAGCTATTAATTCGGCTCTTTTCTTTGTTATAGATTGAATCAAGCGTTGGCATTTATTCCAAGTGCTGTCATTGTGTCAGTTAATGAGCCACCCGTTTTAACTTTATTAAGCATTTCATTACGAGCATTGATATTATCATCAACATCTACACGAGCATCTTCTTCTGATAAGTCTGGATTCTCACGCATCAATATCTTGTGCGATGATGTTAAACCTAAATCAATTGCTTGTTGGTCAATAGTTAATTGTTCAGTTTGTGATGCTGGATAGTTTGGCTCTACAAAATCAACAGCCATATCGCCCTCACCAATAGACTTACCATAATAATCACTAACAACTTTTAGCATAGCAAATAATTCTTGCTCATATACCTTAAAGTCTTGTTGTTGTTCTTGAGTAAATCTGTCAAGTTTTAAGTTTTCCATTTGTAAGGCAAAACCAGAACTTGCTTGTGAAGTCATACGGAATTGATTAGGACTAACACCATAAGCAACAGCAATATTGTTAGCCAAGTCTTGCGCTACTCTGTTTAGTTGCTCATAGTTTGATTGTAAGTCTAAAACATCAATCTCTGTATTTTGACCAGTAAGCGTTAAGATGCTTAATGGGTCTAATACTTGTCCGAGCAATTCACCCACGTTATCACCTTTACCAACTAATTGTTTGAATGATTGTGTCTTGATGATGTGATTTAAGAACGTCAGATGAACTGCCATATCAATTGTACCACCAGTTAAATCATCACCTGTGTACTTATCCCAGAAAGATTCATCTCTCCAACCGTTATGTAAGAATACAAAGGGTAGAGTACCAAATGGGTTAATCATTTCTTCATTATCTTCAACAGCAACAATCTTCTCATTGCCGTTAGTTTTATCAATATAGTAGTGTTCTTCATCTGACCAATACGCCCAGCGTTCAGTCTTTTCATCTGTCATCTCTACGAAATAAGCAACTGATTTAACCTCGCCTTGTGAATACTCCACCTCTGTTTGATGTGGTAAGCGCAACATAATCTTTGGCTGCTCTTTCTTAAAATCCCAACTAACTTGGATAATAACATCATTAAATGCGTTTACATATCTATTGGCTTGTGCCATAGTCTTATTAATACGCAATTGATTGTACAATTCTTGAACATCATCATTTTCAAATGTTCTATTCACGCCAAAACTGTACACATTAGAGATAGCATTAACAACTTGCTTATAGATGTTGTTGTTATCGTTAATCTGAACGTCTAATTTTAATTGTGCGAATGCTCTATATATCTGACCTAATTTAGATATAACTTGATCCCGATAATTATCGTTATACATCTCATATCTTAAAGCGAACTTCCTTAAACGGTTTGAATCACTTTTAATTGTTTGATTGCGAATATCATTCGTTGGGTGTTTGTTAATAATCATATTATCCTACTGTCATTCTAATATTACGAACTTCAGCCCTATGTAAGCCGTGTTCATATTCAATATAGTAACCCACCGAATCCACCGAGTGAGTCAAGTCTTGGTTTGACTTGTCAACTTCGCCCTTGTCGTTGTATGACATCTGCTCTAAATCAGTAATAAGTTCTTGATTTCTCTCGCATATCGCAATATTAACAGAACCAGCCCCGTTCCGCAACAGAGAATTGAAAGCATTATTACGGTCTTGTATTCGTGGGTTTGCTGTTTTAATCTTCATCTTGTGGAATCCAGCATCTCTAATCAAATCATAATTAGTCTGGGCTGTGCCTTGGCTTCGTGCTTTACCAGCAGCATCACCATAGATTGTGGCACTAAATAACGCAGCACCAAGATGGCTAAACTTGCTCTTTAAATAATCAAGCGAATCAACTAATGGCTTTCCCTTAATAATAGCATTATCAATAACAGTTACCTTGCCATCTATCACTTGAATCAAATAAATAGCGTTATATGGATTGATGTTAAAGTCAAATGATATGATTAACGGAAGTGTTGGATCAATATCTCTATTAGCGCAAACGTGAACATCACGATCAAACTGATGATAAACGGCACTACCATTAACATTAACAAACTCACCAAGCAAATACTGTTGAAGCAACTTCTCATCATAATCTTCTTTTAACGTATCAATATAATCATCTGGCAAGTGTGGATTATCCATCGTTCTTGCTCTGATTAACTTATATTTATCTGATTCATTAGTAACAAACCTATCATAGAACCAGCGATACCCCTCTGGTGTGCCAACTACATCAACTTGATTAGGTGATTTATCTGGCAAAGGTGAACGATTACGTGCCAAGATTTGCTTAAAGGCTTTTGTCATCTTTTGCTTTGGCAATATATCGCACTCATCAATTAGCGAATATCCCACCTCATAACCAATGATGTATTCTGGCTCTGACATATTCCTAAAGATAATCGTTCCAAACTTAAATATATTCAATTCCTTATCTGATTTGTTAAGCTGATAATGTAGCCCTAAATCATTCAATAATTCTGGGAACTTCTCAAACGCTATATCCCTAATATGTCCGTATGTTGGCAAATAATAAGCGACCTTAACGCTTGGGTATTGCATCTTCTTGATGATTGTTTTAAGTGTACCAGCGTATGATTTACCAGCACCGAATCCAGCGACTAATCCAGTTGATGGTTTAGCACTTTCAATAAATTCTTTTTGATGTGACAATACTTTAACACCAGCAATGCCATCTTCTACTTCAGTCAAGTATTAACTTAATTCCTTGTATTTCATTAACATTATGCTCAATCTCTTGCTTATCAGTTTGACCAAGTACGTTCTTACCAAGCCAAACCATCATAGTTGAATTGCCACCAGTTGCCGCTTTCCATTGCGTACGTCTTAGTGATGCTTTCCCAGCCATTGCCTTTTGTGGCAAATACTCCGAAAAATTCATACCTTTTTCACGCTTACAAGCAGTTTGTAAAGTGTCGTAATGAATATCTAATACACTTGCTATTTCTTCGCCAGTACACTGAATCTTGCACATTCCATCAACCTTATCCCAGTCAATATCAATTAGTGGTCTGCCTTTCTTTTTTTCTTCTTTCATAATATGGAGCGGTAAGGTCACATCGAAGTGCCATCTCTTGAC